AACCAAGCTTTTTAAACCCAAGAAGGCGAAGAAGCTTCATGTGCATTCGGTTACGCGGATCAGCTATGTTATGAAGCACAGCATAGGAGGTTTGTTGATCGACCCATTTTTTAGCCTCCTTAAAAAAAAGTTTTGGATAGGGGCGGACATGATCTGTTGTTAACATCCAAATCGCTCCGCAGTGGGCATCGGTTCTGGATACCCCCGCCATCCCACACAGCTCACCCCGTATGAAAAAACTTATGGGGTTTTCAAGCTGAGAAAAGGACTCGGGTAGAACCTTGTGTGGATTGTGGCCCCACCCGAGAATTTCGTTAAGATCATCCGCCTGAAGGTGCTCAGCCAAATAAATAGAATCTTCAATTGTGGCTGGACGGATTTCGTGGATCATACGGCTTTAATGCCTTTGTTGTTGTAGGTGCCTTCCCACGTCATGGTAACCAAGGCCAACGGGAACGGAGCATTGCAAATGATACTAAGGTCTACATCCTTACCCTTCGCCATAATGGGAACGATGTTTTCAGCAGTCCTTAGCATAGGTGCTTCGTTGAATTGGTTTTGGTTAGCGGTAATTTGTGGCAAGGTAATGTTAAAAGTAGCCCGACCAGGAACATCCAAAGAAGCTTCAAATGGGCCTGACTCATGGCTATAAAAACGAACACGGTGAACAATAGGAATGTTCATCTCATCAGCCACCTTGTCCCTCTTGACATAGAATCCAGGGAACCGTGCTGTTGAAGTGATCTGGTATCCAAGTGCAAACTGTTCCGTTGTTTGATTACCGTCTACGGTCACATAATACTTCTGTCCAGCAGGAGCTGCAGCATTGTATTGAAGGGTAGGGTATTCAACGTAGGAGTTATCGTTGGGACTGATCTTAACAACACACGGCTGTGCTGAGGCTATGTTTGCCCCTTCATCAAAGAAGATCTTTGTTTCATCTGTTGCGGACACGTAGGCCTTTGCTGGGTTGTAATCAAACAAGTCCATACGAAGGTCAACGTACTTATCCTCAAAGAAGATAGCACCACCTGGGGTTTCTGTCAACAGCTCCATCCGACAAAGCACCGGCTGGGTGTCGCCTTGAAGAACAATGAAGACTTCATCCTCATGGAACTCAACAAGCAATACCGGTGCAGGGAAGGTCCATTTAAACCAAGAAGCAATGAGGCGTTCCTGGTCTTGGGTGTAATACCTAAACAAGTAGATGGTGTTTGAATCTTGAACAGACGTGAAACCAAATAGCGAAGCACTCAGCGTATTGGTAACAAGGTTGATTCCATTCGGAATGTAAGCAGGAATTAGTTTGCTTAGTTCCTTCTTGAGTGGGTTGGAATCAATGTTAATAGTAAGCTCGTTAACAGCAACGGATGTTTCGTTCTCTTCAACCACCACAATGGTACTACCAAGATCCAACGGTTTAACCTCAGTAGTATGACTGAAGCTAGAGATCAGGTTAAGTTCTGCGGTTGCTGGAGAAAAGGCTTCTGAGCGCGTCTGAAGGATATACTGGGCATTGTCTGCAAATACCAGCAAACCATTGGCTTGTTGAAGGGCATACCTAAATTCAACCCTGGTGGTAGAACCAGCAGAGATGTCAATAGGGTCACTATCAACAACCGTAACAACTGTTGAAGGATAGAAGGCTAGGAACTCACCGGCTTGTGAACAGACGATGTTTTCATCACTCATTAAAATCAAACGATTCTTAAAGAATGAAATACCAGAAATGTTACTTCCAACAAACGATGGGCTTGGAGCTGAGTCCACATCACCCACAGTTCGCTGAGACCAGTATTGCGTAGCCCAGGTGCTGCCAGAGATTGTAGCAGATCCAACAGAAGTAATCGTAAAGGTATCACCTTGGTTGTTTGATACTACGTTGGTTGCTGTGTATCCTTGACCAGCTCGAACAATTCTAATACCAGTGATCTGTTTCTGTGCGTTGACGCTGGTTACTTCAAGTCGAAGGTTGATGCCACTACCACCATAAACAGGGAATGATTGTCCAACATTCCACCGAGCCGTACCAACAGACGTGACACTGACTGCGGTTGGAATACCAGTTACGGTTGTTGAAAGCACATAAGAAGCGGCAGCTGCTGCGCTTAACTCACGGAAGGTATAGCTTCCATTTGCTTCACGAATCAAAGCATGAGGCATCGTGGTAGGATTGATGCCAAGAACCTCTCCTGGCTTAATCGTTTCTACCCAAGTACCTGCCCCCTGTGCGCCTCCATTGCTGGTTTCAAACTTAACGTAATAATCATCGCTATTAGTTCCAGAATCACCTGCAACCTGGATAACTAGGTTATTAAGGAACTGGCTAGGCAATGCCTCAACGCCAGTCACCGTGCCTTTATAAGCAACAAGACCAGTACCAGAGATACTACCAGTAGCTTCAAGGCTAAAGTCAGCGTTGTTGGCCCTGCGGATGTGGATATAGTTTGCAATGCCCGTAGCAACAAAGGCTGGGTTAGCATTGATGGCAGATACCAATCCACTGATGATGGTGTTTGCGTTCAGGTTAGAACCAGAAGCTACTGGGGTATTATAGGTAAAGGCAGTACCGTCAATAACCACACGGTAGGTTGTATCGTATGCAACCGTTGTAAGAGTTACATAGCCAAAGGGGTTCTGGGTTGCAGAGGTAGTAGCAACATCCTGAACAATAACACCCCTATTAAGAGTAAAGATGTAATCGTTGATCTGAAGAACCTCAAGATCAGAACTCTTTACATGAGTGGCATAGGTTGTTGCCGTACCAGACATTGCATTAACAGTCTGTTGAATGCCGCTTTGAGCATCCCACAAACGAACAACACCATTGTTGGTAATTTGAAGAAGAAGCTTTTCGTCAAGTCCCTTGCAAATAAAGAACCAACTACCCCCAGAAAGAGAGTTGTCGATGCGACGAATAAATTGTGTGCCTGGCCTTTTGACAAGACCAAACGTTGGGTCAGGGTAATAATTATCACACTCTCTTAGCTGGCCTGGAAGCATCAGAGAGTCCGGCTGTTGCGATACCCCACCAACCAGGCCAATAGTTCTTTGTGAGATAGCAGCCATAATTTATCGGGCGATAGCGCGGAAAGGAGTGTAGCTAATGTAGAAGTTTTGACCAGTTTCCTGACCAAAGATACTAACATCCGAACTGCTGGTATCATAGGCCAAGCAGTTGGAACGAAGCAGTGCCTCATCTTGAGCGTTGAAGGTTACCATTTCCTGGGAACCAAGAACACGTCCAGCAAAGACACGGGTAGAGCGTTGGGTGATGTAATCCTTAAAGACTTGGGGAAGATCTTCGAAATCAAACTTCCACACCACATCACATTTAATCGTTGCTCCGGCAGTAAACGTATAGGTATGGTTCACTTTATCATAAAGTTTGCCATCCCGCAATACCGTCTGGTATTTCTGATTGTTGGCATACTTATTATCCGAAAGCTGAAGAACATTAACAGGAACGAAGATGTTCCCATTATTATCAGCAGTAAAAGGATAGGCCACCTCAGTGTTGAAGTGCCAGCCTTCTCCTTGAACTTCCCTATCAACAGCATCCAATACGGACGTTGCAATAGCGATTTCGGGGTTAGCGACATCAAGGCTTACCACCGGGGCCTGCCCGATGCCACTCAGCATCTGGTTAATAGCTTGGAGTTGAGTCGTCATGTTATCGGACAGGACATGAAAAAAGAGGGGCTAACCTTTAATAGGCTAACCCCTTATTAAACCTAATTTTGGCTAGGATCAGGCCACGTTACGGAAAGCACCAGCGCAGGAAACGCGCACAGCACCAGCACCGTAAGCCAGACGGCCCACGATCACATCGCCTTGGTAGATCACCTTGGTGTCAGCACCGGTGGTCTGGACGGAAGGACCAATGGCCTCCACAACGCCAGCAGCATCACGGTGGAAAATCAGGCCGCAGCTGTTGGTGAAGTCGGTAGCGATACCGTAGTTGTTGTTTTCACCAGTCACAGCAGCCGCATCAATGGCGGTACCGGCAGCCGAACCATACTTGCCCAGGAAGGGGATGTTGTTCGACTTGTAGATCTTGATACCAGCGATCTCATAGAGACCTTCACCGCTGTTCAGGTTGCCCTGGCTGTTGCCGTATTCGCGGTTCAGGATGTTGGTGTCCACCTGGCTGATCAGTGCATAATACTGACGCGGGGACAGCACGGCCACACGGCCTTCCTTGGGGGCAGCGATCTCGTCCAGGCGGGCAGCAGCTTCGAAGAAACCGTCCACCAGGGCTTGAGCGTCATACTCCTTGTTGGCACCCAGGTTCACGCGGAAACCACCAGGCTCACCAGTCACGGCAGCAGTCAGGCCAGAGGCACGATCCAGCACACGGAAGACGCGGCGGTCATAAAACTCAGCCAGGCTCTGGCCGATCTGACGGGCGATGGGGCCACGGATGTCATACTGGGCCAGGGTCTCATCCAGGTCATAGATGAACGCAGAGGCCACCAGCAGGTCGTCCATCGCAATGGTGGTTTCAGCAACCGGGGGGTTGCCGCTACCGAGGATAGCCGAACCAGGGGTGTGATAGCCAGCCGTCACACGACCGGTGTGAATGAATTGAGCTTCCTTGCCGTTACGCAGGGTGCGGTTCATCACCAGACCCTTGGCAATGGTAGCATTACGGAAGGCCTCATAGACCTCGCCGGTGAAGAGCTTCAGAAACAGAGCCTTCTTGTCGCCAGCCTTGTTAGACTGACCAAGTTGAGTAAGAGTTGCAGTCACAGTTTTAAAGGGAAGAAAGGTTTACTTAGTTCCCAAAGATCTTTGGAATGATAGAAAAAATATATTCAGTTGTGGTTTGTCCGTTGCCACAGTTATCCACCGCAGTGGGCTATAGCTCCAGTCTAGACTGGGTTTTTAACGAGGTTATCCCATCCTCAATAGGCAGGGGGACATTGCAGTCCCCACAATCTGTGTTTAAATCAGATCGCCGCTTGCAGCCAGACGTTGTTCGATGTCAATACGATAAGCAGGATCATCACGATAACGAGGATCGGAGATAGCCCGTGCCAGTTCGGCTTGACTACGGAATGCCTTGGTGGTGTTCTTAACAGACTTACCAGACACCCGCTTGCCTTCAAACCCGACAGCATCACGATACCGCTGATTCAAGGCTTGAACTGCAAAGAAGATAGCATCCTTGTTGCCGCTGTTGACAACATTATCAAAAGCAGCCACCTCATCGGGACGCAGGTTATCTGCTGCCCAGGCAAGGGTTTCATTGTAGGATTCTTCACCACCAACCGAAGCAAGGATTGACTTGGCATCAGCGTCAGACAATTCCTGTTGGGAAATGGTAGCATTCTTTTGGAGTTCAAGGTACGCATCAATCAGTTGCTCAGACGGCAACTCCTTGAGCTTTTGAACGGTCTCTGGTTTGAGCTGATTAGAGTTACTGAAGTATTCCTCACAAGCCTCTTGAATGAACTTAGCGGTTTCAGAAACAACCTCACCTTCGTCAGATGATTCAGTACCCTCATCGGGGGTATCTTCACCCTCTTCTTGAGTAGGCTCTTCCTTCTGCCCTAGTTTCTTTTCAAGTTCTTTGTATGCCTTCTCAAGATCCTCAGCGGACTTGAACTTACCAGCATAACGCAGTTCAGCTTCTGATTCAGCACGGGCTCGATCATACTTGTCTTGCGCCATGGCTTCTTCTTCAGCCATCAGCTTGTCACCAATGTCTGCCAGACGAGCTTCATCTTGAAGACGAGCTTCAGTCACATCAGGATCGGTTGCGTCAAAAACGATTTCAGGCATGGTGGTAGATTAGTGGATAACAAGGGTAACATTGCCAAGACCAGGAACCACTACTGGTTTCTTTTGTGGGCGGGCAGTGTCAGTCTTGACGATTGGTTTACCAGCAGACTTCTTACGAGGAGACAGGGAAGTTACCTCCTCAGAAGGAAGTTCAAAATCCTCAGGATTGAGGGGCTGGTTGAGCGGAGCTTGCGATTCCATCGACAGTATTTTGTAGGGCATCAACGACACCAGGGTTCTTATCAGGATCCATCATCGGAGCTTTAGCCAGCTCACCTGCTTGACCCATCAAGGACATCTGTGCCGCTTGTGCTTGCTGTTGCTTCATTTCGGTTTCACGTTCCTGAGCAGTCTTAATGAGCTGAATAGGATCAATACCTTGAGCGGCAGCAAGCCGTTTAATTGCTTCCTCTGGATTGATGAAACGAATCATCGCCTCAGGTCCAAGCGATTGGGAAATGGTCTGAAGGAACATCATCAAGGATTCCCGGTCTTGACCACGGCCAATACCTTCGATGCCTGCGATGACAGTTGGGAAGACCACACCCTTAGGAAGCTTGGGTAGGATGTTGGACCGTTGAAGAACAAACAACTTCCGTTGGAGATACGGACGAAGCAGTTCTGTGGTAAGGTTACCATAGATACCACCAAGTTGTTCGTTGAGTTCCTGCTGGGTAGCACGGATCTCTTCAGCGGTAGTGCGTTCAGATTGACGCACAGTAAGAATAAGAAAGGCTTCACTCAGCCGTTGGGTAAGCTGAGTAATCATTTGATAGGCGGTTGAGAAGTCAGCCTGCTTGGCAACTTGAACAACCGACACATCTTCTTGACGGCCTTGGATAATAGCTCCATTGCCTGCCTTTGCCAGCGTGCTGGGCTTGACAGTAGCACTTGGAGATACGAGGAAGACAACCTTAGCAGCGGCAGCAGAACCCTCTACCATGGCTTGCATCAGACCCTCAAGGGACTTCAGATCACCAAGGTATTCTTCAATGCGACCACGGCCATAGTCTTCTCCATCCACAATGTTGAACCGCAGCGGCAGCCACGGGGTTGTGTTCTTTGGAGACTTGCCATAGCTGTCTTCAATAATCTCTCCATCAACTTCCTGCCTCCAACGCCATTGTCCATCCGTGAGCTTGGCCCAGGTATAAACAGCAGCTTCATCCTCACCCACTGTTACATCCACAGACGGAGTAGCAGTGTTGTCATCCACACGATTGGTGGCACTCTTAGAGGTTTGGAATTTTTCTGGAAGGAATTGACGGTTGATAGATTCAACAGTAACGATCTCGGTGGGCTGACCCTCTCCATCACGGACGACCACAAAACGGTCAAGAGGGTAAAGCTTGACACCACTCGAACCCATGTATACCAGGACATTCCCGGTTACAATCAGGTGCTTCATTGCCTGGTGAAGGATCACACGATCCTGTGATTCGGCAACGTGTTGCATAATGACCCGCTCCATTTTGGAGAGGCTCAGGTCGATCTCTGATTTGATCCTAGCATCAAGATTGGGATCCGAGGCGAGCTTACCGTCGTTGATCTGAAGCTTAAAAAACGTAGCTGTCACAGGGAACAAGCTAAGCATAAGCTTCGAGGCCATGACGTTAGCGCCTTTGGCACCGATTGATTGCCAAGGAGTGGGCAGGTGCTGACCATTTATTACCCCAGTAGGAGTGAGGAGATAGGGCAGACTCAGACGCGCACACTCCCGAGCAGTATCAAGGAAGATCGTTCTGTCACTTGCCAAGCGAGCGTAGCGGCCAGCAGCAGATTGATTTTCCATTGTCATTGAGGAATGTTAAGACCGGTTGCTTGGCCAGAAATAGTGCCAAGGGTAGGGGTGGGGGTAGCACGAGGGGCGGTGAAGCCAGAAGCACCAGCAGCACGGCCACGAGCACCACGCATACTAGCGGCGGTCTTAATTGTGCCAACCTTTTCACCAGCACTCACAGGAGCCGGAGGCGGCGGCGGAGGGGCAGGAGGAGCAGGAGGCGGCGGGGGAGGAGAGGGCGGAGTAAACCGCTGGGGTTGCGGAGCAAGACACATGATCTTAATCTCTAGTAGTTTTGTTTTTAAGATGTTTGATAATTGCAATGGCTCCAGCTTGGAAAGCTAGTTCCCGCTCAGAGATGTTGCAATCAGGAAAACGATCAGGATACATCTCTTCAAGCTCTTCAATAAGCCGAAGCAGATCAACCCTACCCCCTACTACATGTGTAAGGGGAAGGGTGTCCTCATCAAGGTAAGCCATCGTAGAATCTTTCAAGGTAATCAATAGCTTTTTTCAAAGCCTTTGGACTGTCTCCAAACTTACCAATACCAGTATTGCAATCATGACAAAGCAATCCTCGTATTTGTCCTGTCTGGTGACAGTGATCTACATGAAACGTTCCACGGCCTTTTGAATCAGGTGACATACAAATGGCGCAACAGTGATTTTGTTTAGCCAGCAATTCATCAAACTGATCAATGGTTATTCCAAATTTGGATTTTAAATGGGTGTTGCGTTTTGTGCGTGGATTTAAACGTTGCCACATTACCGCTTTTTTATTGCGACATTTACGGCATGTCCCATTTAAGCCATCTTTGTTTCTTGGTTCGGGATGAAAGTAACTGGCGTTAAAAAAGTGCCGACACTCAGAACACGCTTTAATCATCCGTATTGTGGAAGATCGGTATTTGCCGCCTCAAAAAAGGCGGGCATCCGAGCGCGTTGGGTATCTTTCAAGCCAGGGGCTTTACCGCGTTCATACAGCGAATCAGATTGATGAAGCCAAAAATCTTTATCTAGGTATTTATTTGTTGAGGATGTGAGTCCATCAACTACCCAGCCTACTGTGGCGCGGCGCAAACGATTGAGGCTTGGTGTGGACTTGAGACCCAGTTCGGAACAGACCATCGAGTGGATTGCGACGTGGGTTTGTTCGTCGCGGCTGATGTCTGCTGCTGTGGTGCGGATTCCGACATCTCCGGTGAATCGGAAGAATGGGAGGATAACGAAGAAGACACTGCGCTCCAGAATAGCTGCTTTGAGTATCGG